TTACACTTAAAGGCGCTAAGTTAAGTGCAGATGCAGAAGACAAAATGTTTAGATTTTTACAAACTGGATTAAAAGGTCAGTCTCACAGAACTTTGTATATTCCGCTTCCAGGAGATACTGAAAATAGTAAAGTTGAGTTTGACATGAAGCCAATTGAAAATGGCGTTCAAGAAGGATCTTTTAAAGAATATAGACTTCAAAACAGAAACGATATTCTAGTGGCCCATCAGGTTCCATTGTCTAAATTGGGTGGAGGAGATTCTGGGTCAATTGCCAACGCACTTGCACAGGATCGCACATTTAAAGAACAGGTTTCTCGTCCAGCACAGAATGAAATATCAAAACTAATTAACAAAATTATTCGTGAAAAAACCGACATTCTTGAACTTAAATTTAACGAACTTACGCTTACTGATGAAATTTCTCAGTCTCAAATTCTTGAACGGTATGTTAAGACCCAAGTAATGATGCCAAATGAAGCAAGAGAGAAACTTGGATTGCCACAAATTAAAGATGGAGATATCCCATTTGAAATGAGTCCAAGACAAGAAACAGATGCTAGAGCAAACTTAGCAGGGAATAGAGAAAGAGATTCCCAAAGAGCAAACAATAATTCTGATAGCCCATCCACAATTGCTGGAAGAAATGCACAAGGCGAAGGCAGATCTTCTAATTAATAAAAAGTATTAAAATAGTTGGTATAATAGTAAGGATATGGATATCATTAATAAAGCGCATTGGAAATCGGATGGCAACAATCTTAGATTGTCTATGCCAATCTCAAAGATTGATCAAGAGCGCAGAATTGTTTCGGGATTTGCAACTCTTGATAATTTAGACAAACAAAATGACATTGTAACAAGCGATGCAAGCATAAAAGCATTTGCTGCTTTTAAAGGAAATATAAGAGAAATGCATCAACCATCTGCAGTTGGCAAGATGGTTTCATTTAAAGAAGATAAGTACTTTGATGCCGACTCAAAAAAGTTTTACTCAGGAGTTTTTGTTTCTGCTTACGTTTCAAAAGGAGCGCAAAACACTTGGGAAAAGGTTTTAGATGGCACCCTTTCTGGATTTTCAATCGGTGGAATTATGAATAAATGGGATGATGGATATGATGAAAAGGTAGATCGTCCAATTAGAATTATTAAAGATTATGATTTATTTGAACTATCTCTTGTTGATAGCCCAGCAAATCAATTTGCTAGTGTTGTGTCAATTGAAAAAGTTGATGGAATAAACGTTATGAAAGGCGACATCGCCGATCTAGCCGTAGAAAATGTTTTTTGGGATAAAGAATCTGGACTAATTATGATTTCAGATAATGATTTTGAATTAAGTCCTACAAGTGGAAGTCAAATGAAAAATATAGGTTTTGTTGAAAAGTCTGATACAGACAAAGATAAAATGATAAAGTTCTTAGTTGATAGTGCAAAAGGCATTAGTGCAATTAAGATGCAAAAGGAGGTAAGTCCTATGACAGAAGAGACAACAAACGTTGTTGATAATGTTGAGGTCGTACCAGAGGCAACTGAGACAGTTGTAACTAAAAGCGTAGATGCTGAAGTTGCAGAAACTGTTGCAGTTGAAACAAATGAGGCAGTTGTTGAAACTGAGATTGTTAAATCAGAAGAAGTTGTCGAGACTGTTGAAAAAACAGAAGAGATCGCTAAATCTGATGACACTGCAGTTGAAGCAATTGCTGAAATCAAGAATACTCTTGCTAATGCCTTTGGCGATCTAACAGCAATGGTTAAATCATTAAATGAAGAGACTGTATTAAGCCTACAGGCTCAAATTGCTGATCTAAGTAAGTCAATCCAAAACATTTCCGGTGAGGTTAAAGAAGTTAAGGATTCTTACAATGAATTTGGAAAGAGAGTGGATGCTGTAGAGCAAGACACCGCTTTCCGCAAGTCTGGCGATCTCGGTGAGATTGTTCAGGAACCAGAGATGGTTCAAAAATCAATATGGGGCGGACGGTTCCTCACAGACTCCGACCTGTTTAAGTAGAAATTCACTTGGAGGTGAACAATATGTCAGAAGAAATCATTAAAAATCAACCAGGAGTTTCCGTACCAGGCGCTTATAACGCTGAGGGTGGATTTGCCTCCGGTGGAATTGGTGGAGTAGCAACTCCAGCATCAGGAATTTTAGGAAATATTCCTACTGCTCTTTCTGGAGTCACATCCGGACCAAACGCTGTAAATCCTTCGGGTGCAGCAGGTAGTGGAATTCTACGACCTGAACAGGCTCGTCAATTTATTGACTATGTTTGGGATGCAACTGTTCTTGCAAAAGACGGACGTAGAGTTACAATGCGAGCAAATACAATGGAACTTGAAAAAGTTAACGTTGGTGAGCGTGTAATTCGTGCTGCTGCTCAAGGCAGTGGTGCATATACAAACGCTGGTGCTACTTTTTCTAAAGTAGAATTGACAACCAAAAAGATTCGTCTTGATTGGGAAGTTACATCAGAAGGTCTAGAAGATAATATTGAAGGGGCTGCTCTTGAAGATCATCTTGTTCGTTTGATGACCAACGCATTCGGTAATGATATCGAAGACTTGGCTATTAACGGAGATGGTTCAACAGGATCATTCCTTTCTATTATGGATGGTTTTGTTAACAAAATCACAACTAATGGAGATGCACACGATTCAGTTCTTCCAGCAGTTACAAGCGATAACTGGACAACTCCAGTTATGCAAGGCATTATCAATGCAATGCCACGTAAGTATCGTGCACTTAAGAACAATCTTAAGTTCTATGCAGGTACAGATGTTTTCCAAAGCATCGTACGTAACAACGGTACTCTTGCAGATGCTATTTCTGAGGCTTTCTCAAGCCGTAACGGTAGCACACAAGCAAATCGTCAAGACTATCTTGATGGCGTAGGACAAACATTCGGAGGAGCCCGTACCACTCGTGTACTTGGCGTTGACGTAATGGAAGTTCCTTACTACCCAGCAGATTATGTCGATCTTACTTTCCCACAGAACCGTATTTGGGGATTCCAACGGGATATTACCGTCAATCGTCAATATGTTCCAAAGAAAGATACAATTGAATACACCGTATTTGTACGTTTTGGTGTTCAAATTGAAGAAGAAGATGCAATTGCCTACAAGGACATTGCTGCTTCCTAATCATTAAGCAATTATCTAGGGCAGGGGATTCGTTCTCTGCCCTTTTTAATTAAATCTGATATAATAATAACAAAGGAGTAAAATGTCAACTGTAAAAAAAACAACACCAGAAAAGGTTGTTGAAGTTAAAGAACAAAATAGTCAGGCAGTAATTTACTCTGATAAAAATCTTCATTTTGATAAGTATGGACACATAGATCAAGGCTATAATATTGTTAAAACAGAATTTATTGATATTTATTTACAACACAAATCAGTTAGAGAGGCCAGCGCTTTAGAACTTGCAAAGCACTATGGTATTAAATAATGCAAGTACTGAGACTTCCGCCATACCCAATCACTATCACCTATGATGTTCCAAGTGCCTATGCTGATTACTTATTAGTTATTGAAAGCCCAGATTTTACAGAAATTGAAGAAGAAGTTACCTCAAATGCCAACAAAAAAGTATCTTATGTTTTAGATGACGACTACGTAAAATATGATGGATCTTATACCCTTACAATCTATGAAGCCGAAAGTGGAGCAGGCGCAGACATTGTTGTTCAAGATAGCCTTGAAATTTATAGACCATATGCTGATCCAAATGATTTAGCAACTACAGCAACTGAAATTGCAGAATATAAAAAACAAGAATTTTTAGCAAGATCTATTATTGACGCAGTTCTTGAAGAGGGATTTTATTATAAAAAGAAAATAATTGAGTATGTAGGACTTGGAACTGACTATGCACCAATTAACTATAAAAGTCATAAAGTTTTAAAAGTATATCAAGACAACATTCTTCACTATGACAGCAGTCTAGCAACCCCAGCAATTTTTGGAATTACCTTTAAGTTAAGTGATAATGGAACTGCGGTTATTAAAGATTTGCCAGGAGAAGAATATAACAGATCAGAGCAGGCTCCTTTGTTTTTACCAACTGCCCAGTCAGACTGGCTTGGACCAATCGGCTACGGCAACTCTTTTGACAACCAATCAGATTTTACTTTTGTTTTAGAAACGGGATTTAAAGTAGTTCCTCTTGACATTAAAGAAGCAACATTAATGTTAATAGATGACATTCGTTGTGGCAAACTTGATTACTATAAGAGATATGTAACTACTTATAATACAGATCAATTTAAACTTCAGTTTCATAAATCAATATTAGATGGTACTGGAAATCTTTTAGTTGATAAAATCCTTTCAAAGTATATAGCAGATTCCAGAGTTAAAATTGGTGTGCTGTAATGTCATGCGAAGCAACAGATTTTTTGTATCCAATGATTGCAGACATATACTATCCAACTATTCAACGTGATATGTATGGATCTGGTTTAAAGAATTGGATTTTTGACAAAAGCGTTATTGTTAATTTTACTTCAGGAGGAACTGCATTAGCAGAAGACATTAAGGCAAAGATTTTTACAAAAAATGAAAACATGCTTATTGGAAGAATTAAAAATGACATTCGTAAATCAACAAATAAAGAGAGTAACTCACTTACAAACATTATTATTACAAATATAAGAAACAGTATGGACGAACTCATATATCAAGAAACTTCTGGAGAGCGTTCTGGAAAAGGTACAATTTATGAAATTGCTACTTATGATCCAGTAGTAAACCCTTTTGGTACAATAGATTACTACAAGGTTGTTTTACGAAGAACAGAAAACCAAAGTGGGGCTGACTAATGCAAGTTAAATTTGATGATAAAAAATTTATGAAAAAGATGAATAATATTGTTGATTATTCTTTTGGATTTTTTGAAGGGGCACAAAAAGGAAAAACAGTATTTTTAAATAACTTAGGAAAAGACACAGTAGAAGCATTAAAGATGTTTGTTGATGCAAATGCAAAAATGGATCCAATGTCTATGCACCATGTTTATGAATGGGGCAAGGTTGGAATGGCATCTAAAAGACTTTTTCAAGTTACTCATACCGTAAGCAATCTTGGATTATCGATTAAGTCTGATTTTAAACAATCAACATCAATTAAGCAAGGTTCTTTGGTTCCGTTCTACAACAAAGCAAGAATTATGGAGTACGGCCAACCAGTTGTAATTAAACCAAGAAATGCTTCCGTACTTTCTTTTAATGTTGGGGGAGAACAAATTTTTACAAAAAATCCAGTTAATGTTTCAAATCCTGGAGGAGACTGGGTTCAAGGGTCCTATGAAAAAACATTTGATAACTTTATGAATTATTATTTTAAACAAACATTTCTAAGGGCTTCTGGAATTTATGATCATTTAAGCAATCCACAAGTGTACAAGAAAAACTTACAAGCAGGATCAAATATTGGAAAATCAAAGGGTAGAGAAGTCGGCTATCGTTGGATTACAAATATTAATGTGGGGGTAGAGTAAAATGCCAAAAGATGTAGTAAATTTACCATTTCCACCAATTTGGATAAATGCTTACATTCAAGCAGTATTAAATGAATATGGGCTTAGTGTTTTAACAATACCATCTAATCCAGCAGCAATTGATGATTTAAGCAAAAACAGAGTAGACATACCAACACAGTATGACGATGAGGGAATTGCATTAAGTCAACAACCAGACGTAATTGTTCAATATGATAGACTTATTAGATATAGAAGAACTAATTTGTATCCTCTTAAGTGCGAGCAGTTATTATACTATGTATATTCAACTCCCAGCAAAATTTTAGATGTTAGCACAATTTTGTCTCAATTACTAGATAGAGCAGACGCATCAGCAGAAGACCTGAACCGTTGGTGCAGGCTTAATCAAAACGATTCAGATACAGCATTATATAAAGATCTTCTTGAAAAAAGTTTAAACAATCCACTGACAAACAATGTATATTTTCATGACATCAAGGTATATCAACTTGAAGAGGTTAGAGACCTAACGGAACTATCCTCTCTTCGTGGACTTACTCTTAATAAGTTTATTATTGAGTATGACTATCATACTATTAATAACCTAGATCCATATTATACATAAAAAGGCTGATATAATAGTTTAGAGAAGGCATTAATAATGCTTTGATAACTTAATATAGAAAAAAAATTGAAAAAAGGAGTTAAAAATGGCATATTCACGTGGTACGTCTACAAATATTATCGTAGGTGCAGCAGCAATTTTCGTTGCAGACTACAAACTTACACCAACAGGTGCAACAGCAATTCCATCATTTGTTGCTACAGAGTCTTACAAATCTACACTTTCTGTAGACCCAGACTTTACAAATGTTGGCTATACAATGAATGGTCTTGAATTGACCTTCACACCAGATTTCGGCGAGGTAGCCGTAGATCAGGTTCTTGACGTTGCTAAACTATACAAGCAGGGAATGCAAGTTTCTCTTGCTACCGCTTTTGCTGAAGCAACATTAGAAAATTTACTTCTTGCAACCGCAGGAAAAGATTCAGCATTGACTGGAACAAAAACTACATCAGCAGGTCGTACTCTTCAACTTTCAGCAGGAGATATTGGAGAAGTACCACTTGAGCGTGGTCTTGTTGCATGTGGTCCAGGAACTGGTGATGGAGACAAGTCTGACTCAGTAGAGCGTGTATATGTTGGATATCGTGCTCTTTCAATTGAGGCAGTTACAGTTTCAGCAAAGCGTGAAGAGGCTTCTATGTTTGAAGTTTCATTCCGTATGCTTCCAGATGACACAACAGCAACATACGGTAAGATCGTTGATCGTACCTTCTATGATGGATCTGGCACTAACTATACTACCGCATAAATAAAAAAGTAAACAATAACCCACTCTCATAACGGGAGTGGGTTTTGTTGTTTTATGCTAAAATTAACTAATGGCTACAAAAGTTTTTAATACTTTAGACATTTTATTACTTAATGATCAGACAATCTCATGTTCTCCTTTAAAGATTAAGTATATGAGGGAGTTTATGGATATTTTTGTGCTTATTGAAAACTCAAAAAATGATGAAGAATCTATTGACATCTTGTTAGAATGCTGTAAAGTTTGTATGAAACAATATAGCCCAGATTTATTTTTAAATCTAGATGATCATATTGACCTTAATACACTTTATAAGATTATTGAAATAGCAGCGGGTATTAAATTTAATTCAACTTCAGAAGTAGAGATTAAAGAACAATCAAAAGAAAAAGAAGAAGGTTGGTTTGATTTAGATTTAGCCAAATTAGAGTCTGAAGTATTTACTTTGGGTATATGGAAAAACTATGAAGAACTAGAGACTTCTTTGTCAATACCAGAACTTATGCAAACCTTGTCTTCAAAAAGAGAATTAGATTATGAAGAAAAAAAATTCTTAGCAGCAATTCAAGGGGTAGATTTAGAAAATAATTCTGAAAGTGGCAAGGGACAAAAAGAATGGGAAGACATGAAAGCAAGAGTCTTTAGTGGTGGACAAACAAGTGATGGCAATGATGTACTATCATTACAAGGTCCTAATGCAGCAAGGGCAGGGTTTGGTATTGGAATGGGCTTAGATTACGAAGATTTAACTAAAAAATAAACCTATTCATGATATAATTAACTAACTTAACAAAAGGAGAAACAAATGGCAACAACAGCAAAAACCGACGAAGATACCGTTGTACTTATTGATGGTACAAAGATCGCAGTAAGACCACTCAAGATCTCATTACTTCGTCCATTTATGAAGAAATTTGAAGGTATTGCAGCAGTGGCAGAAGACAACGAGAAATCAATGAACATTCTTATGGAATGTGTTTTGATTGCTATGCAGCAATATAAACCAGAATTGGCAGAAAATGTCAAGGATCTTGAAGACAATTTAGATTTACCAACAGTCTATAAGATTGTTGAAGCAGCATCTGGAGTTAAACTTCAAGACGCTTCTTTGTTAAATCTATAAAAAAATAAAGTAAAGAGGTGTTATGAGTGGCTGATGTACAATCTAATATTCAAGTTAATCTTGATGCCTCTCAAGCACTTGCACAACTAAAAGCACTTCAAAGACAATTATCTAATTTTCATTCTTCAATTGCAGCAACAAGTGCACAAGCAGCAAAAGCACAGGCTGGTTTACAAACCAATCTTATAAATTCAATAAATGCTACTGGAAAATTTAGAGCCAGTCTACAAGAAGTTAGAAGTACTGCTGACAGTTTTACTGATTCATTAGAAAGAAACAAATTTTCCACTAGAGAATATTTTAGATATGCTGGTGGTGCAACAAAAACATTTGGAAGACTTTTTAAATCAGAGTATGACACAATTGGCAAGGTATCAGAAGAACGCCTTAAAACAATGCAAACCCAGTATCTTAAAATGGGTAGAACAGCAAATGGTGCAATTCAATCAATAGCAATAAGACCACTTGCGTTGGATATGGACAATCTAGCAACAAAGACTGCTCTTGCTGCACAGAAACAACAATTGTTTGGACAGTTGTTAAAACAAGGTTCTACTAACCTTTTAAATTTTGGTAAGAATACACAATGGGCTGGCCGTCAGTTAATGGTTGGTTTTACAGTACCTCTTGCAATGCTTGGTACAACAGCATCAAAAACATTTATGGAATTAGAAAAACAAGCAATTAGGTTTAAACGTGTTTATGGTGAAATGTTTACTTCTTCCACAGAAACAGACAAGGCATTAAAAGATGTGCAACTTTTAGCAAAAGAATTTTTAAAATATGGTGTTGCAATTGAAAAAACAATGGAAATGGCAGCAGACGCTGCTGCAAGTGGAAAAATGGGTTCAGATCTTTTAGCACAAGTTTCTCAAGCAACCAGACTTGCAGTTCTTGGAAACATTGAACAAAATCAAGCATTAGAAACAACAATTTCTTTAACAAATGCATTTGGAATAGCAGCAGATGAATTAAAAGGAAAAATTGATTTTCTTAACGCTGTAGAAAACCAAACAGTTTTAAATATTGAAGATTTAACTATTGCAATTCCAAAAGCAGCACCAGTAATTAGACAGTTAGGCGGAGACGTAGAAGATCTTGCATTCTTTATGACTGCCATGAAAGAGGGTGGTATTAACGCTTCAGAAGGCGCCAACGCACTTAAATCTGGACTTGCGTCACTAATTAACCCCTCTAAAAAAGCAGCAGGATTTCTTGCTGATCTTGGAATAAATATTAACGGTATTGTTGAAGGAAATAAAGGTAATATTAAAAACACAGTTGTACAGTTTGCACAAGCACTTGACACACTTGATCCCTTAAACAGAGCAAGAGCAATTGAACAACTATTTGGAAAATTTCAATTCTCAAGACTATCAACTTTGTTTCAAAACATAACTAAAGATGGAACTCAAGCATCTAGAACATTAAATTTAGCAGGTGCCTCAGTAGAAGAACTTGCAATTTTGTCAGAAAGAGAACTTGCAAAAGTAGAAAATGCTACTGGAACTAAATTTAAAAAATCATTAGAAAGTCTTAAACTTGCACTTGCTCCAGTTGGAGAACAGTTCTTAAAAGCAATAACTCCAATTGTAGAGTTTTTTGGAAGAATATTAGAAAAATTTAACGGGCTTGGAGAAGGAAGTAAAAAAGCAATTGTGATGTTAGTTGGAGCAGTTGGATTAATTGGTCCAGCACTGCTTATGACTTTTGGTTTAATTGCTAACGGTGCAGCAAATATAATTAAATTATTTTTAACATTAAGAAATGGATTTTTAGGTCTTGGTGGACAGTCTAAAATACTTGGAAATCAAACCCAGTATATGTCTACTCAACAATTGGAAGCAGCAGCAATTGCATCATCTCTAGACCAAACACATTCAAGATTAATTCAAACATTTACATCAGAGGTTGCAGCAACAAATGCTCTTGCAGCAGCATATCAAAGAGCAACTGCAGCAGGAGCAAACTTTGCAAGAACAAATCCAGGAATGATGAGGCCAGGATTTAAAGGAGGTGCCCCTAGAAAATATGCAGACGGAATAGTAAGTGTTCCAGGCCCTAAAGGCGCAGGCGATATAGTTCCTGCAATGCTTTCTCCAGGAGAATCCGTAATTCCTGCACCAATGAGTGAAAAATATGGATCTTTAATTCAAGGTATTGTTGCTGATAATATTCCAGGATTTGAACAAGGTAGAACTCCAAAAGGCACTCATTTTGCTCACGTAGATTCTTTTAAAAAAGTAACAGTTAAAGACTTATTGGCAGAAATTGAAAAAGGATCTCCAGAATTTCAAGCAGATAGAGCAGGCTTAGTTCAAAAACTTAAAGGTATTCAAAATACTTTTGGACCAAACCATACCGTAAATATAGTAAACTCGCATGGATTTACTCAAAGTCCAAAACTTAATTTCGATATGATAGGCAATGAACCAGTAAAACTTGCTGACTTTTTAGAAGATTTTGAAAAACATGGTCCAGAAAAATGGCGTGGATCGCTAAAAAATGCCAATGCATCAGGCCAATTTCCAACGGGTGATCCAGCCCTTGCAGACTTTGACGAACGCATAACAAATAGATTAAAAGCCCTTTTGCCACCACCACCTCCAGCACCTCAACCAGCAGTTGCACCAGAAATTACGTCATCGGACTTTGCAAAGATTGAAGCGGAAGAAAGAGAAAAAATTAAAAGTACATCATTAAAAAATGCTTTTGCAAAATCAAGAAACAAGATTAAAGACGTAAGAGTAAACATTGGGGCAGAAGAAGCACAAAGTAAAGGTGTTTTAGTAAAGAAAGATAGAATAAAAAAAAGCACAGGAAAAGTTACTTCAGTAAATTATGTATCAATTCCACTTCCAAATGGT